GAATGCATAACTGCAAGCGCGAACTTACCTTTGTTATCCCCAAGGGCTTTCTGGATACCATTATTCAGCGTAGTTTCTCCAAACTTAGGTGCTGCAGAATTGCTGATATTGTGAGTATGACCATTTACAAATTCAAGGTTCTTTGCTCCACTCATAGCAAAAATACCTTTTAAAATAGAGATAATAGTACCCTGATCAATGTCATCCCAGTACTCTGCTACCTCACTAGCTGCCGCGCTATAATCCTCTCCGGAAATGTCAGCATTAAAGTCCTTTTCTACCCATGCGTTAGCACGTCCGATAACAGTACGCCCCATGCTAAAGTTGCCCCTTGCAGTAGCCGAAATATCGGTGCTACCGTCATAGTTTACAGGGGTCCCACCGATCCTAGCCTTAATCAATGTGGTGATATGGTGTCCACCTTCCTGATCCGGTAACAATGAGGCATACCGTGGAACCTCTACGATTGCACCACTCTTTAAAAGAGCATTAAGGTTTAAATTCGGTGTGTTTCTAACTGCTGTGTCAAATACTTCACCGTTAAAATTTACTAAATCAAATAACATATTTAAGTCCTCCTTAAATTTACATATACTGAGCTACGTCCAAATCAGGGTTAGCGTTCTTAAGCTTCATGACTTCCGCCATGCTTAACTTGGTTCCTACAGGTGGAACTTTCGTCATAGGCTTTGTGAAAGTGGCCTTATTCTGTTCTGCCGCCTGCTGGCCTGGGTCTACAAGAATGTTTGGAATCTGGTTTCCATCTTTGTCTGACACAATGGTCTTGAAAATATCATCAATGGACCGCCCCTTCGCTGTATCCTTGTTCAGTTCTTCCGCAAGCTTAAGCCTGACGCTATCTGCAGTCAGATCGTTTACAAACTGCTTACCTCCCATGAATTTATCAATGGTGGCATCTAACTGATGTTTGGATTCGTCAGCAGCGCGAGCAGTCTTTTCATCGTCAAGCTGCTTTGTCAAAGTATCAATCTGCGTCTTATATTCCTCGAGGTTTACACCATCGAAAGCCTTTAACTGCTCCTGTACAGTGTCAAGAGAGGTTTTATATTCATCTCTCTTAGCAGCGGCCTTCTCAAACTCTGCAATGGTGCGGTAGTTCTCTTTCCATTCCTTATCCAGAGTGGCTTTCTTATCCTCTGGAACCTCGATTCCAATGCCTGTTAAAATTGCATATATATCTTTCATTGTCATATCCTCCTGAAATCATTTATTAACCGCTCTTTCAGCGGTAGGGATTAGCCCGTTAGACCACGGACGGGGTAAATGGACCATATTGTTGTGGTCAACAAAATGGTAATACAAAAGAGCCAATGCATAAGCACAGTCTCATCTATTACGAATATTGACTATATCAGTGTCAGCCCTGATCCGGTTTCTTACCTCTCTCATGCTATTCCTTTCTTGCATTCTCATATCGTGTCGCAGCTCCGTTTGCCGCCGCTGACTGTTCTCTATTCCATTTTGCTATTCTCAACCGCTCTGTAAGCTTTTTAAGGTCATTGTCCTTGCAGAATGTGTTGTATGCTTCATTCTGTCTCCTGAGCAATGCAGCCTTTCGATCATATTCATGTTGTAATTCAAATTTAAGTGGCTCTTCTTTAATGGAATCTACCGCCGCTTTCATTCCGACAAGCTCCTGCTTAGTCTTGCGTATCCGGCGTTCTAATGCTCTTTGCTGCTTATTTAAAGCCTCTATTTTTTCATTGTCTTCTGTCCGAATGTCAGCATAAGGGTTATTTACACCGTCACCCGGTCCGAAACTATGTCGGCAGTTTGCCCCACACAATCCCGTGACCGTTCCGTATCCGGTAGACTTAACGAAATCTGGGAATTGCTTTGTTCTTCCGGTCCGTGAAAAGAATTGCCCTTGCCACCACAAGTGATTATTTGGATTCATGCCGCCGTTTCCGGTTCTGGCTCCCAGGTGGGCCGATGTGAGGATAATATCCCAGTCCATTTCCTCCATGCGGGTTATTTGTATTTCACCCGTGGCTTGGCTTATCCCGGTACGCACAGAGCGAGTTATAGCTGTTTCTAGCGTGTCTTTATGGCCTGTTGGATATTTGACCACTCCACCATGTGAAATGGCGTTGTCAATGGCCTCACGCACTGCCTGATTGTAAGATACGGCACCGGAAGTTACCAGCCTATATGCACTGTCACATTCATTGATATATAGCTTCTGTGCTTCTATTGCCGTTGTCCTGGTGAAGTTCCTTATCTCTCCGTTTGTGGCTTCATACACTCTTTGCATCTGCCGGACCATCGCAGGTGATTCTTTTAATGGCGTAGGGTTAAGGCCGGCCTCCAGATATATCTTATCATCTTGCTGTAGTGCCTTGATTCCAGCTTCTTCCATGGCTGCCTTGACTTCTTTTTCTTGCAGCTTCGTAAACTTAACAACCTGCTCTTGGATATCTTCCAGTAATTGACCGGATTCCTGCAATACATCAATCTGCCATTTATCAGAAGCGGTAAAGAGGTAATCAGCACCACGCCCAAGCCTTGCCCCGATTCTACGTACAATCAGGTTAACTATGTACGATCTAAGCATCGCGGCGTATTCTTCTGCCTGTTCAGTGATCTTTTGCAGGTATTCAGGGGTAAGCATCTAATCACCTTTTCCCGATTTTGTTACTCACATTAAGCGCCAAAAGGAATAAACAGATCACAATGATATTGATTGTTGATGTTGCCATTATGTTTCCTCCATTTCATTCTCATCACGTTCCCAAAAGAACTCAATGCAATCTTTTTTTACTGAGCCGCGAGAACCGTCCGTAAATTCAAACCCTATGAAATGATGGTCCTTTATAAAACTATCTTCCATTATGCGGCTCATCTGTTCATACGTGAGATTCACGCTGTATAACGATCCTCCATGAGTTGCTATGTTAATCATATTATTCTTCTCCAAACAGTGTCGGGCTTTCCTGCTCTGCTTTCACTTCTGCAATCATAGCCTTGGCATCTTCCTCGCTCATGCCCTCAAACTTCTGGAAGTATCTCCATGCTGTTGCCTTACCTTGAATAACATACTTCCACCAGTTAGCCTTATCCTCTTCGAAATTGTAGGTAATATCTCCAAAATCATATGTCACTTCATAAGGTCCTACCGGAGCCAGTCCATACAGATCAGCGAACACATTTAAGGCATAAATAAGACCGTCCATACAATCCTCTAACTTATCTCTGCAATCTTTGATAAGCTGGATCGTCCGGCGGTCATCACTTTCTACCTGTGTAGCTGTAACCATTCCTGTTTTCTGGTCAAATACAAAGTACCCTGAAGAGTACCCCACTTTCCAACCAATGAAGGAAAGCTCATTGTTAATGCCTTTGATTCTGGTGTCAGTGTTAAGCTCTGGATTAATCTCTTCATAAAACGGCTTGTCTCCACCTCCTCCAAACATAGCCTTGGCAAAATGAGGTAATCCTTCTATGTTCTGTCCTGCCTTGTGTTGGCTCAACTTCTGTCCGCTCGGCATTGTGAGCTGGTCGTCAATTAGGATTATACGGCGGCTATCTTTTATTTCCTCACTATTACGGCTGTAGGCAATATCGAGGTTCTTCAACTCCTCAACCACATTCTTATAAATCGGCAATCCAAGCGGGCTGTTAATCTCCGTATTGTTGGCCTGTGGTGTCCTGAACACTCCAAAGAGCATACGTTCCAACGGCTCTCCGTTCTGCTTCACCAGTGACACATCAGGTTCAAGTCCGGCCCATTTGGTTTCTTCCAGCGGAACCGGCTTCCCCTTGTCATTGTCGCTTGTACTCACATAGGCCCGGTTGCTTATCAAGTACTCCCCTGTATCGCTGTTGATCCTATGATACTCGAATTTGGTATAGTACTTACGGGAGAATGCCGTACTGGTTGTATATGTGTCAATGAATATGATCCCGGTTATGTTCCCATCATCGTCTGAATCTACAATCTTAAATGTGTTTGGAAGAAGGAAGTCTATACCCTTACCGTTTGGCTTAACGATGAACGTCCCGGCAGCACAACCGTACTCTATCCATTCTCTGATCTTAAAGTACCGCTTCTCTATCTGCTGTTGCAGCCATTCCGCCCGTGGGCTTCCGTCAATGGTAATATGTATTGCAAGAGTAGTTAGCCGGGCCGTTTCTTCACACAGTACCTTACCAAACCCTATTGTACGGATATCGTGTTCTTTACTTAACCATTCAGGCCGGTCCTGGTATATCCTCATGCACTTATCAATTACAATATCCATTTCCTGTGAGGTGACTGGCTTCACGTCAAATTCTTCTAATGCTTCTTTTTGGAATAACATGTTCCACCACCTCCTAACCGTGTCCAGTAATCCCATTTAATCACCGCCTGACCGTCTAGCCTGATCCTGTTTGTATTTCTTCATCAACTTTGCGAAAGCGTCTGGATCAGTTTCGAGTTTAACTTTCTTTGCAAGTATGCGCTCCACCGCGTCCTCTGTCATGGCTTCACGGACCGCTTCTTTAATTGCCTCTCGCACTTCGTTATCTTCTTTAATCCGCTTCATTGCCAAATCAAAGAAGCCGGCACCGTCAAAGTTATCATTCTTTCTGTTATGCCATGCATCTCCTGGCTTAATCGCCTTTGCAAATTGCTTACCATCGAGATCAAGGCTAACTTGGATTGTTTTAGGCGTACATTCCATCTCTTTTATAGTTTCACCAAACGCTTCCTTGAGCTTTTCAAGTGGCATTACAACCTCAATATCGCTCGCAGGCTCGTCGCCGACTTTACAATACTCGTGATATGTGTGTGTTCTATCTCTTCCGGTTACCACTCCGCCCTGTGCAAGTTTAGGAATCCGTGGAACGCTCACAAACTCAACATCTCTCGTACATGCAGAAACATCAAATACTGAACTGCTTCCACAGCAGCAACTCATACTGAATTTAGTCCCATCAATATTAATTTTAAATATCTCATTTGCCGTGAATAACTTCCCATTTACTCTAACTGCGAACTCTTTATTTAATTTCATTATGGTTATTCCCCTCCCTTATCTGCTTTTCCGATATACGTGTATTTTGTTTCACCGAAAATGTTACTGCTGACTTCTATTTCTGAACCTAGAACATGTTCAATCCCCCTCATATAGCCTTCAACAAATCGTAAGTCCTCAATACAACCACAATTCCTACATTTATACTTTTCAATTCTATTGTGTTTAATGATTGCGTCAAAATCATGCAGTTTGCAGGACCTTTCCTTCTTAATGTTTTCGTTGATCCCGTCCATCTGATTCATGGCGTTAGTATATTCCTTGTGAAAAGACTTTCCAAAGTTAAACATTATGCACTGTTCCCCCTTCTGTTGAATAGCGATTCAAAAGCATATCTTATCGCCGCTATTGTGTGGTCCTCCTGCCCCTCTGGATATCCGCTTATGACCTTGCCGTCCTTGTCACGGTCATATTCATACCGGGTAAACTCCTCGTAGGCATTTGGTGTTCTATTCTTGTCAATAACGATAGTTCTACGTTGCAACCACTTAAAGCCATATTCAACGCTTCCAGGTCCCTTTACGGCTGCCCTGGCTGGCAACCCTCTGTCACGGTAATCTATAATGGATTTGTTCTCGTTGCTATCGCAGGTTATAATATAGTCATCATACCCTTTTTCTTTTATCCACTCCGCTGTAGCTTCATTGCTGGTCTTATGAACGTAATTTTCGTCAATGAGGTAAATCTTTTCGCTATGGCTATCGTAATATGCTCTGACAAACGCATAAGCATCGGGCCACCAGCCCCAGTCAACGCCCTGGTATATACGGTCAAATGTTGCTATCTCCTCATCTGTGATAGTTCGCTTCTCTATGTACTCAAACACATTGCCGCCGGTTCCATTTGCTTCCCCCATGTATTCGTTTTCATAAGCCACGGGGTTTACTTCTTTCAGGTGTTCAGCATCATTGATGAATTTCTTACCCAACCACTCAGGCGGCACATCAAGATATGTGCTCTTATGTATAACAACATCGGCATTGTCCTGTTCCACTTTATCGGCGTATTCATTAGCCCAGTTGTTTTTACTCTTTGGTGGGTTAAATGACTTGAATTTATAAGCCTCATCACCACCTCTGATCGCTGACTGTTCAATGTTTCTAATCTCTTCCGGCCCTGCGAATTGGTCAAGCTCCTCGAACCATATAATGCCGATATATCCAAACTCTGGCTTTATTGATTTTATCTTAAGCGGGTCATCAGCTCCTCGGAAGTATATCTTCTGCCCTGTTGGTTTATATATGATTTCCAACGGAGAAACCTTGTACTCAAATTCTTCTTCAAGCTCCATCTTTTGAATAGCCCATTTAATTTGTGCATACACGGAATCCCTTATTGTATTTCCGACCTTACGGAGCACAAGGGCATGCATATCCGGGTTATTTTTCAATGTCTCAACGATTGTGCACGAAACCCCAGATGACTTAGTGGAGCCTCGCCCGCCCGGGAAAAGATATTCGCTATGCTTCTTGTTTCTGATATCGCGAACCACCCAATGGAAATTATCGGCAATAATATCAAGGTCCATGTGATATATCCCGGAGTTTCTAGCCGATTCAATTAAGCGCTGCCTTTCCTCCTCGGCTTCTTTAATCCGTAGAGCCTTTTCTAAATCATTTGCAGCTTTTAGTTTATCCGTAGCCGCTACATCAAGATCGAACTGATCCTTTTCCTCGCCTCTTACAATCCGGCTCCTGAACTCCTGTATCTCTTTGATGGAGCAAATGCGGGCTGATTCGACCTCTTTCTGGCGTTCTGCTATGTAGGAAAATACCTCAACATTCTTCAATAGTCGTTGCCCTATGGAATAAGCCGTTTTCTCAGAATATCCTGCGGTCTTTGCCGCCTGTGTTGCGTTTCCACCATTTTCTATGTAAGCGTCACAGAATGCTTTTTGCTTAGGTGTCAGCTTTTCTGCCATACGCTCACCGCCTTATGTATATCCGCAAGACAGTTCACAACATCAATCCCGGAAGCTGTTCGCAATATCTCATAGTCTTTCGTTTTCATTGTCCCGTCCCTGCATTTCTGCCATGTAGGTGTTATCAGGTGATATATATTAATCATTCTCCCCTGGCCCTCTGAATAGAATTGGCTGGTGTTGATCTTAATCACCAGTCCCCTGCTTGTTATGGCTTTCTGTAACTTTTTCATTATCATGTTAAGGTTCATAAGATGCGCCCTCCTTCCTATTTGTCTGTTACTCCTCTGCTTACATAGCAAAAGCACCCAAAGACAAAATTTTCGCCAGGTGCTTTCTCACTGATATATAGTTATTAAAAAAGAGACGGGGTTAACCGCCTCTTAGCTATTGATTATCGCTAAAATTATGATAATTACCGCTATAGGTGCAAAGTAACAAAGAAAGCCTAGGACATACATACGTTTATACCTTTGCTTTTCTTTTATCATATGCCAAAATTACCCAAAAGAAAACACCCATGTTGCTCTGCCGTTGAGCTATGAACCGATATGCCAGAATCAAACCGGCATGCCCTTATGTATAAAACCTTTAAGGGAATTTTGATTTACAGCATTCGTACTGTTTGATACCAAGTGAACATAAGGGGTTTGTATGTTTTCACTTGTTCCAGTTTACATTATATTATACTTGAAACGGAAAGAGCGGAAAAAACGGAATTAGTTATAAATTTTTATATTTCAGTTTCTTTACCTACAAAACTATCAAACTCTTTTCTAATTGCGTCCCCCGTCTTGTCCCCTCCTAATCTTGCAGCCACCGTATCCCAAGAATCGCGATCAAATAATTTATATTTGATGATCCTCTGCATTCTTGCCGGGATCCGGTTCATGTACCTTTCAACCATTCTTCTGGTTTCTCCGGTTTTCCTTGCCCTTTCTCTTAGAATTTCCTCATCTTCTTTCAATGTATCTGCGTCCTCAGGTGTGTATGATATTCCGGATATGTGAAAGTTCTTTGCCGTGTAAGGAAATGTACTCATAGATCCTTTAACTGAATCCTGCTCTATTGTTTTCTTCTTACGCTCCAGCTTCGCAATATCCCTGATTGTTTCCTCCTGTAGTGCCTTTGCATCTATGTAATCCTTCAAAGCTGTAATAATCTCATTTTCCTTTTGCACGCGTCCACCCCCTTTCATTTGCCAGCAATAAGAACCTCGCCGTCAATCTCAAATCATTTTCCAGTTTCTCATTCTTCTCCTTTGCTGTAAGTGAGCCTGAATCTTCCAGCTCAAAGCTATATCTATTGTGGTACAGCAAATTTTCTTTCGCATAAGCTTGTACCCTGTTTTTTGGTATCCCTATCACCAGTTCAGCAACGTCTGGTGTATAGCTTCCTATATATTCTCCTCCGTCGAAAACAGAATAAATTTTTCCTTTTGGCATCGTTATCCCTCCTGTCCTATAATAGCTACAATTTCTTTTTCAATATTATCCAAGGCCTTCCAAGCACACTGCTCTTCCGCCTTTTTCTTCTGGTCATGTGTCATTACCATGGTGTCACTGTGATTTTGTTTATGTATTGCTATCACTGTCCTGATCTGGCTGATCTTGTTCTCTTTTGATTCTAACTCATTAGCCTGTAATCGGCATATCTGATTTAAGTGGTCAAGATTCATTTCTGCCGCTGTCATAGCTCTATCGCCTCCTTACGCTCCAATGCTCATATATCTATTATGTACCTGCCTTAAATGCTCGCCGTTGGCTGCCGCATAGAATCCAAGTGTTGTTGATGGATCCTTATGTCCAAGTATCTGCTGGATATCCTCTATGGCACAATCCTTAATCCTCAGTGTGGTTGCCATGGTCTTGCGGAAGAGATGAGGATATACCCGGCGCTTTAACTCCGCCTTTTCTCCGATCTGCTTGATAACCAACCTTAACCCGTCCTCATTGACCGCATTGTGTGGAGCTCTTACTCTTGCAAACAATGCGTCACTGGTGTCTGTCCTGGAATCCAGATACTTTCGCAGGTGCACCATTGCAACATCATTTAAGAATACGGTCCGGTAGTCTGATGTCTTATGTGCATATATCACGATCTCCCCGGTGCTCCAATCTATATCCTGTTTCCTGATCTGCGGCACCTCTCCGATTCTTACACCTGTGCTGAGCAAGAATTCCATTAAGGCCCGCTCTCTCAGGTCGGTACATGCTACTCTCAGCCTTTCAATCTCCACACCTTTAAGATAATCTATAGGTGGTTTACATTCTTTCTTAACTGGTACAGCTTCAACCGGGTTAGTATTGATAACCCCATGCTTACGGAACCATGTGAATACTGCCGAAAGAAAGCGTCTCTCATTATTGATGGTCCTGGTTGAATTACCCTTACCGGCATACATGTCCAGGTAATACTTGATATCCACCGCTGTGATATGCGAATGTTCTTATCAGTGACGCAGAGCATATTACGCATAGCCCCCATGTAAGCCCTGACAGTCTTATCGCTCAGCCCGTCTTTCTTGACATTCATTTCATAGACCTGCAGCAAGTAGACATTATCGTCCATTTCCGTGGAGAGCTCCGTTTCCTTCTTCTGCACCTCCACATAATACAATGCCTTAATGATTACTGTTTCCAGTATCCTCAACTGCTCAGTATTAACATGTGGTTCCATCTGCATTAATATTTCATTGATTATCCTCTCTTTCATTTACACTTCCCCCTTTGTAAAGCTGTACCTATAGTTTCATTGTTTCTACTCCTGAAAATCTTCGTTTACGCGATTATAGATCCGTACATATCAGCAAGTGACTTTAATCCTTCTTGTGCACCGCATGGGACTCCAATCAGTTCAACACCTCCACGATACCCTTCATAAATTCTGTGTTTGCCCCAAATGGCATACTTCCCTTTTTTTGAAAGATAACATTTTAAAAGACCAGATACCCAATGACCATCATCAGTGTTGCATGATATTTGAATTGCCCCATTAGGATATTTTGCTGAGGTAAAATCCACAAACTCAACTCTATCTATGCGTAGCGGATATTTTTGATCACTGTATTTATTTCCCCAGTTTGAAACCTCATATTTCTGCATTTATCTCCTTTCTCCATCACTTAGGAAAACTCTAATTTACCGAATACTTCTATTATTTGTGGGGATTATAACCGTGAACCATCTAGTGTAAAGCCTAAGTAACCTACCATTTCGTTGCTTGGGCTTTTTCTCCCACAAATATATCCCTTCTCTGTTTAATACTTAAGTTCTATCTTTTATGTATCATCAATCTGCCGAATTTGCTAAATAAACAACCATATCCGGCAGATCACTTGGAATACTCACCTTAGGCTTCGTCTTTATTAATATCATCGCTATCGCATACATCACTTTTAGAATCTAATACCGGCCTTGATATGGTAAACCCTAATGTCATAAATACAGCCATAGCAACTACATACAGCGCAGATACCTTAACCAATGTGGTTGCTGTTTTTATCGCTTTCTTAATCATCACATCTTCCTTTCTTAGAGCACTGGATAAGCCTCTATTAATATTTTCACTTAGCATACCCAGCGAGAGATAATGTAATCCATTTGCACCGTATTTATGGTTTTTCCTGTTAGGTCAAGGTTATGTAATGCCGGACACGCTGGACGCATTACTTGATTCGATATTTTTCTTTGAACCTCTCATAAGCAGCAGTAGAATACAAATCATCTGACATTGCCACTTCATCAGTAAAGAGTTTGTCAATTTCTTCATCCATGTCACCTACTGCAAAAAAATCCGGTACACAACAATCTTTTACTGATTCATAATCAAAATCCTTTATGGATTCTTCTGTGTCCATATCTAGATCTTTATCTTTTGAACAGGTACGTTCTTTAGCGTACACTGCTCCAAAGTCACTATCTCCTATTTCTTCCCATGTATAATATGAGCAGATTTTGCAGTTAAATGGTAAACACTTACTCATAGTTCCTCCTTTACGGTTACTCCATCAAATACGGGTTTACATTGCTTCACGTATCCGCATAATCTCACGATCCAGTTTCATATCTACGATTCCCATAACACGCTCATCATCGATTCCAAGCAACTCCTGGAGTTGTGCGATCATTATTGCAACATCTGCGATTTCTTCCGCAACGTGATTTTCAGCTTCTAGCAGCTCTCGTACCTTACCGGTTCTTACAAGGCTTTTCCCGGCCCTATCAAATTTATTAATTGCCTGTATAAGTTCTGCCAACTCCTCTATACACTGGCGGCTCTGTGATTCGTAGCCGTAGTGGTTTGCTATGTGCCTGATTTTATGATTTCTTGTCACTGCTCAACCTCCTTAAATTCACACCCCGGCACGCTTATACATCTTGGCTGCCCCGGTACCGCAATTATGATTCCAAGCTCATTCATCTGTTGGATATTTGCATAAACTGACTGCTTGCTATACAGTCCAACTCCCTCACCTATCTCATGATATGATGGAGGGTATCCATGGGATATCATGTACTGCACGATGAAGTCTTTTATTTGTTTGTGCCGTTCCTTCATTGTCAATCACTCTCCGGCAGTATTTTAACTCCAGTTACCCTACTCAAAAACTCTCTTCCATCATCTGAGACATGGTACCAATTATCCCGGCTCTTTGTGGCAAATCCAATGGATACAAGACGTTCCCAGTCTGGTACGTCACGTACTCCTGTATTGAAATAATTTCTGTACGGCTCATACCTTCGGTGCTTAGTTCCTCGCACTCTACCTCTTTCAAATCCAATGGCATGTTTCATATCGTCAATCTGTTTATATGTAACATTTTGGTATATCGTAACACTTACCATGTCTGTTCCTTTCTTGCGCTCTCTGGCGCACGCTGATGGCTCAAATTCCGCTCATATTGCCATCTGCGACATTTCTATCGTCCAAGCCTATAAGCTGTCTAAATGGCTTAATAAATCAATCCCCTGCGCTGGAAGAATATCTCCCGGTATGTAATGGCAGTCCGCACCGGCACCATATTTCTTCCACGCTTCGCCATGTATTCCACAATAACCGTATGCGGCAGCTTTCTAACGATCACCGCATCGTTGTCCTCTTTCTGCACATAGCCAAGCTTAATGTCTATTGCTTCTGTCCGGTATGTGACATGATCCCCGCTCTTAAGCTTGTCCTTCAATGCATCAATATCATTTTTCCTGATAATCATATTCATCCTTAATCACCCCTTTGTCCTGTTATGTTTTATGCGTCTATAAGGCTTTGAATAAATTTCGCATTAGCTTCTTCTGCCTTTTCCCTGCGTATGCTTCTCTCCGGTATCTTCACGTCAACCGATATTGAAACGATCCGGTCAACCGTCCGGCTGTCCATTTCCAGCTTTTCAGAATCGCAGTTGCTTGTAAATATCGTTGGAAGAAATTCACGTTTGCGATAATCAATCAAGCGGAAGAGTGCATTGTCAATCCATTCCTGCTTTCCGGTCTGTGCCCCGATATCGTCTAATATCAAAAGCCTAACCTGGTAAAGTGCATCTATTTTCTCCTTGCTACCCTCTCTCTTGTCCTTGATCTGTTCAACGAAGTCTGGAACTGACATGAACTTAGCAGAAACTCCATAACGCTCTATGATCTCGTTGCATAAGCAGCAAGCAAGCATTGTCTTTCCTGATCCCTTGGTTTGTGAGTAGATATACAACCCACGCCCTTGCCGTTCAAAATCTATGTAGTTCACGATGAACGCATTTGCAATTTTCTTATGCACCTCAACATTTTCCCTGTACCAATCCCACCGGAAGTCTTTTGCGGTTTTATAAACATACTCGGTTGGCATCATGCTTTTGTCTCTTCGGTCATCTGCATTGTGTACCATTCCATCCGGATACCAAAATGGTTGTGTTTCACCATAGTTCTGAATGTCGTAGATCACGAACGATCCACCAGGTACATTACTCACCGACTT